CAGGTCGTTGTACGCCTTCACGATCGGCTCTGCTTCCGCAAGGAATTGCTCCTTCAGCGCCTTATCCTGGGCGATAAATTTTGCGCCTCTGGACGCAAGCCACTGCCTTGCTTTCATTATTGGAAACAGGAAGTGCTTGGGCTCGCTTGGCTCGCTCATCGTGATGGGGTCGGGCAAGATTCCGATCCGCAGATATGTCTGACGAATAAGGCTGGGATCTGCGTCGCCACTGCTTAGTCGCTTCTGAGTAGCTGCGACTTTCTCATATCGTTTGCCAACCTCCTCAGTAATCCCTGCCTCCTCACATATAGCTTGCACGTCCTTACCTTCAGTCCGTGCCGCGGCAATGATCTCGCCAGCGTCAGATGCCAGTGAAATCGTCCTGCCTACCAGCTCGATCGCCTTGTCCCGCGTTTCGTTTAGTTTGTTTATTACAGATAGTAATTTCATTTTTTAATACCTTTCTTTAGTGCGGCCATATTAAATTTAGGCGCTTCACGCCGCCGCTTGGCGTGGACGCGGTATGCTCGTTTACGATAGGACTCGCGGGCCTTCTCGCTCTTTTGCGATCGTGCCCGTATGCCCAGCCGGTCATAGACTTCTGTGACTTTCTTGCTGATCGCCTGCTTGGTAATTCCATACCGCTTGGCCACGGCAGTCATAGATTCAGGCGATCGATTCAGTGATATGTTCAACACCGCATGCCCAAGCGTATCAGTCCGATTAGCCATCGCCGGGTGATCGGCAGACTTATCCATAAGGTGCTCTATTACTTTTGTGATAGTCGCAACCGATGACGTGGTGACGGTGATCTTTAATGCATCGCATGACTCAAAGACCAGATCCTGCAAGCTATCCATCATCAATGCTGGGTGCGGAATGTTGGCTGGAATACGTTCGATTGCTTCCTGATCTATCATATTAAATTAACTCCGCCAGTGCAGTGCTTGGTGCAGTAATGGAAATGGCCGTCTGCATTAGTGCAATAATAGGGCCTATAGGCCCTTTATTACTGCACCTACATGCTCCCCAATACTGCACTAGTGCAATAAGGGTTACTGCACTAACTTTAGAATGGCTCATTTGTCACCTTTTTACTGAATAAACCATCGCTGGCTTCTTCAATTAAACCTTCCTTTTTTGCCTGCCTTATGCGTTCCTTCGCTTGCCGTTCCTGCAACCCTGTAGCTTGCTGAACGAATGCAACCACTTGGCTGTATTTAGCCCCTTCGGGTAGCTTGCCCCAATCGATCATGGATGCCCGACGGCCAACCGACTTTTCAGGCGCTCCCACTTCAATCCACGCCATACCTTTGTCGGCATGCTTTAGGTGGACTAGCGGCTGCGTCTTGCTAGCAATTAAATCGCTCGCAGTAAGGCCAGAACGTAGCCCAGACCGCTTCCCGCGTTTGGTTACCTCTAGTTTGTAAGTGTACGTTCCTTGCTCATCCTGGCCACAAGGCGACAGCATTAACACGGCCCGCGCCCAGTTTGTTAGCTCGGATGAGCCAAATCCGCTGTAAGCCTTGTCGTGGCCTTGGTAACCACTGCCATCCCGTGTTGGCTTTGGCGTATGGTGCATGAGCATCCATGCAAATCCAGCCGACAAGGCAAGCGGGTTAAGCAAATTACGCAAAAAGCCACCAGCCGTCTCCTGGCTGGATAAGTCGCCACCGATAAACGCCAGCAAGGGATCCACCCAAGCCAGATGCGGCTTATGCTTTTCGACAAGGCGACGCATCCGATCCACAAACCGCTCCCCTGTAGACGTGCAGTCACGCACGATTACGATGTTTCGCTTAACAAGCGCCAGTTCATCGTCAGTAAGGTTCAACGCCTTCAAGATGCCCTGCAACGCCTCCGCCACATCGCCCTCATCGTTCTCGGCTTGCACGATCAGCGACTTCAACGGCTTGCCATGTGGCGATATGCCAAAGAGGTCACGGCCGCACGCCCAGGTGATAGCTGCCTGTAAGCACAGCACGCTCTTGCCAAGGCCACTGCTGCCCACCCACAACGCTGATCCGCCACGGCAAATCCATCGCTTGCCTAGCAGTTGCGTCGGATCTGCGTCCTCCTTAAAATTGACCAAGTCCTCCCACTTGTACGGCTCTGGGATATCACCGTAGATCGTGCGTTCCTGCCATTCGATGTAGGTCAGCGTTGGTGCACCACACTCGACAAGCTCCTGCTGCTGGCCGGTGGCCGTCCTCATCGCACCCGGCAGCCTGGACAACCGCCCGGCGTCCTTGTTGGCCGGATCCAGCTTTGTGTGCTCTAGGTGCTTATAAATAAACGCCACACGCTCGGCGAACTCCTTGGCGTTCGCTGCCCGCACATCAACAAAAGCATGCAGGCTACGTGAACCGCTCTTAATAATGGCGGAGGTAGGCAAGCCGCTGCGCTTAATGATCGCCCACTGCTCCTGCAGCGTGCTTTCATCAAATTCAATTAGGCAGTGCCGATATTTCGTGACGTGCTCTGCGGCCCGCCCATTCCCATTATTAGCGTTAATCGACACATACACGCCGACGGCGGATCCTTGCCATTCTTTCAGACCATCGCCTTTAAAAATTTCCAGCCACTCCTCCCGGCTTCGCGTTTCACCGCTACCGTCCGGCCGCTCGCGATCGCCGTCCTTTATGGATCGGCAGATGTTGATCTGATCGCCTACGTCAAAACAGGTAGCAAGAAACTTATCGACCGGCCCACTTTCCACGCTGATTGGCATGGGCGGAACTGGCAGATCCTCACGCACGATTGCCCCATTCTGATAACCGTACTTCGCTTTTGGCCTCCAGGCTTCCCTGGCTGGCTTAGTGTAGGCTGATTTGACGGCCGCCACTGCCTCCTTCTGGGTAAGACCAAACTTGGCGCCCCAGATCTCGGCCTCGGTTTCGGCGTCGAACTGCGACAAGCCTTGGTCACGGAATTGCAGCGCCATCTTGAATAGCTCCGTGTTCCGATGACCTTCCGGCGCCCCGTTGTGGTAAATGGCTTCTGTGGCTGGCGGCAGTGCGATCATTTTTTAGAAAACCCTTCCAACGCCTTTGCAATTACGTACTGAATCACTGCCTCTTCATCTTTCTTTAGCTGCTTTAGCCCAAATGCGTGCAACGCCTTCGCTGTTTTAGCGTCATAGCTTACGTCGACTAAAACCTGCTTTGGCGCAAGTCGTGCTTTTCCAAAAGTAATTTTGCCTAAATCCTTCATTTGCCTTTTGCCTCCATCGCCTTCGCTTTATGCTCCTCGGCTCGCTTCAGCATCTCCTTACAAATCGTGATCGCCAGATCCAACCGTGTACGCACGGCCTGATACTGCTCTTTGAGTAGATTCTTTTTAGCACGCTCAAGGATTTCAAGGTGCCAGGTAAGGCGTTTTACGGACATGTAGCCTCCTGAAGTATGTTTTTGCCGTCTAAAATATGAGCAACTTTTTCACGCTCTATTGAATAGATATGATGATGAGCGTCTTTTGGTTTCAAGGGGAAAAGCGTTTCACTTAAAAAGTTTTTTTGTTCAAATATCTTAAAAAGAGCGATGGCCAATTTAGGCGAACCAAAGGCAAAGTTATCAGCAACTCTGTAGTCGTTATGAGTGGCCTTTTTTCTGTTTGCAAAACCATTATAACGCGGCCTTAACAAGCCAACAAAAGCGGACTCCAAATAATCAAGCCAATCTAAAGGAGCCTCAAAACCCGTAACCTTGTCGAATGCCTTGTCCTTATGATTAAATGGCCTGTCGTACAAATGAATTGATTGCCCGACATAAACAATTTCTTCGTTTGAATAAAGGAAATAAATACCTCTGTTGTCGCTTTCCAGAATTGTAAACATTTTATTTGAAAATAAATCCAAATAGTATGTGGACTTTTTGTTTAAGTTCATCACCACTGCCCCATTCCCCACCGCATCCGATTGTTACGGGCGATGATCACTTGTTCGGCATACTGCTCCGGCGTGTAAGTGCCGATGACGCGGGCCGAGAACATAAGAAGGACTTGTGCGAGGGTCATTTTATTTCTACGCACCACCTTGCGGAATTATAGTCATGACCACGTTCACCATTTACGTCAATAAACTGACCACAATTTGAAAAGACAATAGAACAGACCTCACGCAATTCACCCAGCCTTTGAACGACTACCGGCGCATCTGGATTTTCCAGTAAAATTTTTGCTACTTGATGTGATTTCACAGCACCGCCTTTGGCAGCGGCCCCGCCAGTTTGTAGTGGTATTTGCTGGCGTCGTATTCCAGCGGATAGCCAAAAAAGTCACGCAGCAGATCGATGTCCCGCTGGATTGTTTTGTAGCTACATTCGAGCTCTACGCCCAACCTGGCACAGCTAGGCAGCGTCAGATCTCGGCGCAACTTGCCAGCGATTACGCCCAGGCGGCGAAACGTCGGCCGTGTATCGCCCAGGCCCATGGCACGCTGGCTTTTGGATGCGAACGTGGCGGCCTTCGTGCTCATTTGCTCACCTCCACCATCGCCACCTTCGGCAGCCTCATTGCATTGAACTGCTTTTCGCTGGCAGCAAACACGTCGATCACCGGCAACTTCCCGCCGCTGGCCTTCTTGCTCTTCACGGCTGTACCTGTATCCACTGCCACCCACTCCCGCTTTCCGCCCATCACGCGGATCTTGCTCCACAGTGGAATGATGTCGGGATCGACGGCACAGTGGCGACCAGCACGCAACTTGGTGCCAGTGCTCGACTGATAACGGCTCGACCACTCATCTTCCCCTGGCCAATAGCCAGTGATCCGCACCTTAATTTTCTTAACGTCGATCTTTTTTGCGTCCGGCCGCATGTCGATCATCACGTTTGATGCTTGGGTGGCTGGGAACCCAAAGAACGCCAAGAACGTCAGCACCACGTTGCAAAGCGCTCTCATAGCCCTGCCCTTATGCGATCAATCAGATCGTTCTCGCGTCCTTCAGCAGCCGCCAGCGCAGCCTTCGCCTCCGCCAGTTCACGTGCCAGCGACCGCACGCGGTTGAGTAACTGCTCGTGGGTGGATTGTTCGGCTAATACCTCAATCACAGCGCACCTCACGCGGGTCATACTTCTTCAGCCAGCGCCACACCTTGCAGATGGATGTGAACGCCTCGAACGCCTGGGCAACTTGCTCGGCAGTGTACTTGATGTCCTGCAACTGGCCGGTGACTGGATCGATCAGAATGTTCCGGCACGCCATGCCTTCGTCCGTAAAGGCGTACGCGTAGGCGGACAGTTGGA